GTGATAAGCAAGTTCTACTAAACCATTTTCACTAACATGATCTGCAAGAATAGTAAGATCGACAGCTTGGTACGCATCTGTGTCATACACATATCCTAACTCTCGTAATTTTCTTTTAGCTCGCTGCACAAACAAAGTATAGGAACCTGCTTGTACTGGTTGTACATCTGCACTTCCATACGTTGCTTGCTGTTTGATCTGTATATTTGTAGGAGTAATAGGCTCGTCTGTTCCTGATGCTCGTACCACAAACTCACCACCAGTTGTTCCTACAACCATGCTTCTTGCAGAAGCAAGATATAATATTCTGTTTACCTGATTACTTCCAATCGTATAGTTCATAGCAGAACTATCGGTATCGCTTTCCGTCATGTTTTCAAAATCACCTGCTACACTAAAGAACAATGCTTGTGGTTGGCTAGTTGTACCAGCAAACACTAAACGCTGCTCATAGAAAGCACAAGCTCTTGGAAACCCTGTCGTCTCTGAAAACGCTCCTAGTGAAAACTCATCAGTAGCATTTAGCTTTCCAACAAGTGTAATCGTATTACTTGCACTTTCTGCAACTACATCATCTACAGGCACTAAAGTAATTTCATCACTTGTTACTTTGACAATCTCATAGTCTCTATTGTTTGCACCATTGGATGCACCGCTTGCAGTAATCGTCATACCTTCGGTAAAACCTTCTATGACAAATTGTTTGTTGCTATCTCGTATAAAATCATTATGGGATGACCCTGTGCTGCTAGGATCACCTTCAACAAAACTAATCGTGTTACTAGCATAACTTGGTAATATCTCTGCTATACCTAATTCATCTGTTTGCACAGTTGCAGTAACTACAGTTGCAGAGGTAAAGGCTGTTATCTTTGCGTAACCATTATATATTTTTACTAATCTTCCCACATCTGTAGATACAAACGTATCGCCTGATGCAGTAAGAGTAATGCTACCACTTCGACCATTTGGAGTAAGAGTTGTTGTAGTAGCATTCTCATCTAGATAAGGCCCATTGATAAACGTAACGTCTGTGATTGTCCAATCGGTGTTACTTGTCCTTGATATTTTTCTAACAGGATGCGAGCTGTGTGTTATGTACATAACATCAGCAGACTGTGTAAATTTTATTTCAGGTAGTTGTGCTGTTGTATATGTTGTTGTTACTTCTACTATCTTACTTGCAGTACCTCCAGAGGTATACGTTGTAAATGCAGAACTGTTAATATTCGTACCATCAACATCTGTTAATTCAAAAGTGTTTGTTGTTTTGTTTGCAACTATTCCTGTAACTCCATTGAGTTCCACCATACCTGCAACGCTGCCAATAATAACATGATCGCCATTACTAAAACCATGCGAGGTTGCTGTAATAACAACAGGATTAGCTTTGGTTGCACCAGAAATAGTTTTACCTGTTTCTGTTACAATACCACCATCTTGATATACTCTAAAGTAATTATTACCAAACTCTAATACATACGTATTGGCAGTTGTGGTGTTAAACTCAAAAGGTATTAGTCGTGCTGCATTTGCACTTACTTTTACCTCATGGATAAATTTTGTACCCGGTCTCCTAGCTGCACCACCGGCAGGATATACAAGAAAGTTCTCTAAGGATTTAGCTCCATTAAAGTATCTGGTTAAATCAGTTCTACCATCAAGCCTGTCGCTCAACTCTCCTGCTGTCCAGTTAGTATATCTAGGACTGGTATAAGTCATTTAGTATCTCGAATTAATAAATGTATCTGCTTGTATAACTCCTAAGTCTGCACCCTGAGTTCCGGGCATACCTTCTGTTGCATCTACAAAACGTGCTTCTTTTAATTTTGCTTCATACAGACTATACATACTTGCAACTAAACTGTTACTGTTTGTAATACTATAACAAGTATCTGCTGCTAATCTTGCAGAAATGGTTTCCATTAATAATGTATCGTATTCATTGGGATCGGTTATTCTTGCTATGTATTTTATCTTCATAGTTTCTTCATCGCTTACGATTGTTCTTCCCTCTACCTTGTAATCAATGTCTAGTTTTTCTAAACGCAAAACTCGTAAACTAAAAGGATCAGTAGGTAAGTTATACGCATACTCATATCCCCATGTAGGAGCTGTAGTGTTTCTTGCTAAAGATGCTCTACGCACTAAACAGTTCCAAGGATGAGAACGAAAAACTGCATCTCGTACAAACTCGTAACGCTGGTTCATAATTCTTGCTGCAACACTATCCTCTGTTAATGAGTTAATGTTAGATGCACCTATCATGTTAAGTGCTGAGTTTGCTATATCTACTTCTGATGCCATAATAAATTCCTTGTAAGGAAAGGGAAGTGCTAACGCAACTCCCCTTTCATGTTACCTATTAATCAACAACGTATGTGATGACAAAAGATAGGTCTCCTGCTGTATCTCCAGCAGCATCAAACTTTAGACCGATATAATAATATCCGCCCGGATCTGATGACTGGCCAGCATCTTGCCAAACCTTTTGCCCCATAGTGTTAATATTTCTTGCTTCAAAAGCAACCTCTGTACCTGTAGTAACCGCAGCTCTTAGATCCGTAATGGCGCTTGCATATGCATCATCATCGACAGCCGTAACTGTGCTTGAGTCTGCATTATACAATCCTACATCGGTAGTATTGGTTGATCCTGAATCAAGATCGTCATTGAAAAGCTTGATACTAACAACAGAAGCATTAGTAGGAATAGGTGCAAGCATAACTGTATCAGTTGCACTTAAATCCCCTGCTGCTAAAGCAATAGTACCTTGAGCAATTCTCATAACTCCACCTAACTGAGAAGAGGAGCTTTTGACAATAGGACTAGCTTCAAAGTTAGAAACTAGTGTTTGATTTACATTAGCCATAATTTACCTCCTATTCTGTGCAGGCTATCTCTACTACTTTTTCTTCTTCCATACGAGTTGCCCCGATGTCCATACAGTAATAGATTTGTGTGGAATACGATTTGTCTGATCTCTCATCTATACGACCAGTAACATCTTTACCTACAGCTAGTTTAATGCCATCTCCGGCAAAAGCGATAACTTGTCTGTTACCATCACTATCTGTGTTCAGTCTGTTACTTACGATAAACTTGAAACCAACAAATGTATCTACTTCACCTTGTACCAAAGCTCTGACTGTATTAAAGTCTGCTGAAGTAACAGAGGTGATGTTTAATAAATCTTCAATCTGCTCAGGTGATACAACTATGTATCTCTGGATTGAAGGGTCTACGCTATTTTGATCTAGTATCTTTTTAGCAGACACTAGTTTAGCCTGAGTTAATCCTGCACTTCCATGAGCGATCTTTTGCCCTGCTGGTAATGCTGTGGATGTGCTTCCGGTCTTGCCTGTACTAGCAGTACCTAAAGCTGCTGAGATCACGACATCGTCAATACTTCTGCCCATAGCCATTGCTGCTGCTCTAGCATAGGAACTCGTAGGATCTACAAGTAATCTGATTTTATCGGGATCATCAATTAAATCTGCATACTCATAGGTTGACATTGTAACCATTCTTCTTGCGTGTGGTGTTTCCATCAATGGAGTATCACCATGACGGGAAGTTCTTACCTGTGCTACAGCAGAACCTACCTGATCGAAAAAAGCTTTCTCACCAGTAACAGTTTCCACATCAACTGCTTCTCTTAGTAGAGAACCCATTTGTTGACTTAACATGGTTATATTACTGCTAAACTGGTTTACAAAAGCTGTAGTAATTTGCGTACTCATAACGCTCTCCTTGTAAAAAAGTTAATAATATTAAGAAAACAAATTGCTACCCTGCTTTCGCAGGACACTTCTATATTTAAGGTTAATCACCTTTAGCTGTCGGAGCTACCGGTAAGGGCTTTCGCTTATCTTACTTTACGTTCTTCTGTAAATTCTATTCCTCTTCTGGGTGCATATACTCCATAAGCTCCTGTACTTGCTGTACAGTTCTCATGTGATCTGGATGCTTTTTATCCCAGTAGGGGCCGCCATCACGAGGGTCTCCTCGCAAGGCTGCAATCTCTTTTTCTGCATCAGCAGGAGTATACTGCTGTGCTTCTTTCCCGCCAATCATTTTATCTTCTCCTAACTTTCCTGTTATGTAAGAACCAATGTTGGCTAGTGTTTTTATAAATACAGGATCATTTCCTAATGGCAATCCTTCCTGTGTAACGAGTTGGTCAAAATCTTTTGGTGCAAACTCTGCAAGCACATTTCTTGCTTCCTTCATTTTATTATCATACGCTTTGCCCCATTCTTTTTTCAACGCAAGCTCTGCTTCTCCTTTGATGATCTCTACATCTTCTGGAGACGGGGGAGCATTTGCAGCTTTTAGTTCTGCTTCTTTGCTCATGTATTCTTGAAAGATTGTGTTTGCTTGTCTATCATTTAGTCCTGCTTTATGTGCAAGACCTCTGTACCAAGCATCTATATCTTTATCTACCTTAGCTCCTTCTTTGAGTTCTAGTTTATACCCATCAGCATTTTCTGGTCTACCTAACTTTGAATAGACATTTGACCAATCATCATCATTTGCCCACTTGCCGGGTATTGCTAGCTTGTCTGCTCCTATCATGCTTTGTGCATGGATCGCAGTCTTTGCTAAGGACTCAATACTATTTGCATTGTGTATTAATTGATTATCTCTTATATCTTCTGGTAAACTTGCTTTCCAATCTTCAGACGGAGCCTGCCCAGTTTCCACCGGAGCTTCCGCTACCTGTTGTTCTTCAGCCATGTGTTATTCTCCTTTGTTAATGTTATCAGATATTTCTACGTTGCCATTCGCCCATGACAAAGTAATAGCTCCTTGATTACCGGCATCTTCTTTTTTATCTCTGATCCCGTAAGGTTGTATTCTTGCTAATGTCCATTTTAAGGTATCTACTTCTAATCTTCTACGCTGCACTTCTGCATTCATGAACCTTGCATCCATTCCATCAGGTAGTGGGCTAGTTGCTAGTTCCGCTAGATGATCGCTATACCATTCTGCTTGTAATATTCTTCCCCTTCTATATATCTCCCATAACTCTTCATCCTTTTGAACGGAGCGGGTAATCGTTCTGTATGAAGGAAGATCGGGGTATTGTTTGCATATTTTTACAAGACTTTTACCCGCAGCCATTTCTTCTGCTATTTTTTCCATTATCTTTTTTGTAACTTTTTTCATTTTTCTTTTGCTTTTTCATCTAATGGTTGAAAGTCATTTAGTTGTCTAAATATAAAAAACAAGACACTTCTTGCTCCCTGATTATATGCAGTCGTGTCTGTCTCTCCTCGTACAAAAGTATCTCTATCATAGAAACGCTCTCGTAAATCCTGTAACACTTTTTGCCCTTCATCGGACTTAAATATTAATTTATAATCTTCGTGCATTACTGTAACGCCTTCAATGCAGGAGCAGCTTTACCTGCGGCTTCTGCTGTTTGTAGAGCTTCTTGTTGCTCTGCCATTTGTTGTTGCTGTTGTTGTCTTGCTTGCCTTTCTTCTGCAACCTGTTCATCGCTTTTGATTGTTGAAGCAGGTACACCTAATATTCTAATAATATACTTTGCTAATCCATCCATGTCCACATAATCAAACACAGTAGGATTAACTTGTGATAATGGAGCAAGCATCTCAAACAATCGCATTGCAGATTGTACATCGCCAAATCTTTGAGCTTTTGCTAATGGTGATATATATTCTATCTCAACATCATTGTTTTGTAAAAACTCAGGAGCAGTAGCAAACTTCTTATCACGCACTAATACATTATAACAACGCTCTATCAAAGGTTGTAGCATCTCTGCTTGTAATCTTCCCAAGACTGGGCCAAGTAATCGCATCTTCTCTTCTGTTCTCTGTATCACTTCGGTAGCAGTCATTTGTGGGCCTTGCGATAAAATTAACTGATCAACATAAAATGCAGATCGGATCGCATTCCTCT